ACTGTAGTTGTTGCAATCAAGGTCAATTGCAGTTATAAAACCTCTTACGACGTGTAGTGAATTCATCAATGGAACCAATAAAACGAAATAAATCGTTCCGTCAATTCATGAAGAAAGCAGAACATCGACTGGGGGAGATTCTGCGAAGTGGTGAACACCAACTCCACTCTATCCCGCCCACCCGCTCCTTTTTTGGACCAAGAGAAGACTATTTCGTGCTACAAGGCACTGAAGTCGTTCTCCCGAAGAAGTGGTACGAGGGTGTGTCCCGGCGCCTTTGCCAGTTCACAGCACTTGGGGTTGACAACGCAACCGCTATACCGAGTGTGATCGCGGATCTTTCCAACGATCTCGATCAAGCGGTCCACATAGTGTTAACACTGTGGTCTGCTGCCAAAGCCCATTTCCCGAATAAACTGAAGTGGGGGGAGCATGAAGAGTCATTGCTCCTATCAGTCCTTCAATGGCTTCCTTCTTGTGATCAACAACAAGATTTCATTCCATTCCTAAAATACCAATTAAGCTGGCTGTTTGCCAGAGGTGAGCGTCAAACTGAGCTCCCTCCGCGACCGGTTAACTTGTGGTGGAAGGATGGTCTGTTATTGTTAGGACAGCTTGGGAGGTTCATGAGGTACAAGGTCTATGGTAATTCGGCCGCTAAGAAAGCGTGGAGAAATACCGTACTTCATGGGATAAAGAAAGGCTTACCCCAGATGGGTGAGTCTCGCCTGGCGGCAGCTGCGGCTGGGATGAAGAAAAGGTTAACTGATACCAAATCTTCTCCTGACGCAGCCTTGCGCGAGATCTCTAGAACTGCAAAAGAGATTTATGGACGTAAGGGCATAACCGAGAAACACTGGAACAAACCTGCGAAGGCTTGGACCGGTCTGACCGGAAATGCTTGCTTCGAAAACTCTCGCCGAAACGGTGGAGCCATTGGGTTCCTTCGTGAGGAAGATGAAGAGTGTTACCCCCTCGGACAAGAACAATTCCGAGGAATGGTATACTACCCGAGAGTTAACCAGACTAAATCCGTTTACTTCCCATCCTGGACTTACGAGGATGCTTACGACCGTTTCCGTGCGGAATCTCTCAGATCGTTAGATTCCCGGGGCAGAGCTCAGGTTAGCCTAATTCGCGAACCTTTGAAAGCTCGAGCTATAAGTGCCGGTGACATTGCTTCCAATTGTCTCTTCTCAGATTTACAGAAGAAACTTTGGAAGGAGCTACAACGTTTCCCTCAATTCGAATTGACGGGACGTTGGGTCAGTGTCGAGGACCTGAGTGACATTGAATCACAAAGTGAATTCATCCGAGAAAAGACAGGATGTAATTTTACTAAGTGGGTCAGTGGAGACTACTCAGCGGCTACCGATAACTTACACGGGGACGCCACGTCCACCGCCGCAACCGCTGCTGCTGGCGACGAAACGACTCGGAAGGTCCTTCTTAGAGGGCTAACCAATACCGAGATTTGTTTTGATAACCTCAGAAAGCAAGGTATCGATGCACCTGAAAACTTCCTCATGACAAGAGGTCAGTTGATGGGATCGGTATTCTCCTTTCCGCTCCTCTGCGCGATCAATATCGCAATGTACAGAAAAAGCTTAGAGGAAAGAACCGGCCAAAAGTTTAAGATTAGTGAACTTCCGGTGCGGGTGAACGGAGACGATATTCTTTTCAAATGCGACGAAGAGCTCTTACGGATCTGGAACGATAACATTGTCCAGGTCGGTTTCGAGAAATCCGTCGGAAAGAACTATGTCTCTGAGAACTTCGCAGTTATCAATTCAGTCTACTTCGATACGACAGTTCGTATTCGAAGCGTGCCCTATCTTAACTTGGGATGGTGCACGGGTGTCGCAAAGGGTTGTGGTGAAGATTCGGAGAAAGATCTCTACCGAATACGCCAACAAATGGACGACTTGGAAAAGTACTGGGCCTGTTATCCGAAATCCGATCAGATCGTTCGGGAATTTAAGAAACAGGTGTTCTACTGGAATGAAGGACAGATCAAAGCGTCGCGTCTACCGTTAGATCGCGGAATCTGGGGGCTAAACCTCTCAGATGACGTAGATACTGATGGGATCTACGACGAGTTTCGTTATTGGCTAGACTCCAATATCGATCGACCTCCTAGTCATGGTTGTAAGGAATTCCCGAAGACTATGGCTCCTTGGAAGGTCGTCACCACTGGTTCGGTACAGAACGACTATGCGCAATACTTCCGTGATTTCTTGGAACGGAAGTGGGACTTGCGCTTAGCGACCGAACTACCTTTCGCTATAAGAAACGTAAGTGAAAGTTGCCGTGGCGAAGCTCGTTGGAAGGGCGTGATGGATCGGATCAAGAGAGAGATCCGATCGGGGTTAACTGAGTACGAACATCAGTATGCCTCCTTGGGCAAATTGTGAACATAACAGTCGGCTGGAGCAGGGGAGGGGTCCGAAGGTGAAAGGTGAGTAGATGGAAGTTAGATAATCTGAACTAACACGCTACTGCGTCTCACCCACTTAGGGCGCTTCACGGTTTGGG